TGGTTAAATATCCCCGAAGGAACTCAAGAAATTGATTATCTTTGCTTAGAGGAAGAGGAGTGGGGAGACCAAGAAGTGGACATTAGATAATAGACTTGACAATCAAATCCTGAACTGGTATGATTGTCTTATGACTCAGTAGCTCAGTTGGATAGAGCATCTGCCTTCTAAGCAGTTGGTCGGGGGTTCAAGTCCCTCCTGAGTCGTTGACAATCAAACCAAAATGGTTTATGATTGTCTCATTGCGGAGTTAGTTCAGCGGTAGAACGCTATCCTTCCAAGTTAGATGTCGTCGGTTCGATTCCGATACTCCGCTTCCCCTTCGGGGATTTTATTCCTCTATAGCTCAATTGGCAGAGCACGAAGCTGTTAACTTTGGGGTTCCTGGTTCGAGTCCAGGTGGGGGAGTAGGGTGGACGCATTTATGCGAGTGGGATTACCTTCCACCCTTTAGGGAGCATAGCTCAGCGGTAGCAGCGTCTGCTTTACACGCAGAATGTCGGGGGTTCGAATCCCTCTGCTCCCATCATAAATATTTCAAAAAGATAATGAACGAGTTATACCAATCATTACATAAAACACAAACAAGTCTTTTTTGCTTAATGCAGAAAACGTGGGTGTATCATTGGAATGTAGTTGGTTCTGATTTTTTTGAACTCCATGAAGCATTTGGTGAACAATACACTACAATGCAAGGTGAGTTAGATAGATTAACTGAACATATGAGATATCTTCGCATGAAGGCTATTTCGTCAATTAGTACAGTTATTGAAACATCTGAGATTCCAGAGGCATCATTAAGTCCAACTGATAGATCTATGGTATCTCAATTACTTTCTGATAATAAGAAAGTAATTGAACTTCTTACAACAGTAGTGGAAGAATCGGAAAAAACAAAGCAATATACTACGTCAAATATTGCTCAAGATTTAATTGAAACTCATGGTAAATTTGTTTGGATGTTAAGGTCGTATTTAAAGGAATGAGAAATGATTTCTATAAGATGCAAAGATTGCAATAGAGAGATAACAGGTCATCCAAGTAAAACAGTTACTTGCGGATGCCCTAACATGGCAACAATTCGTGGTGATAAGATTTCAGCACTTGACTTATCTAAAGTTGTTATGTTAAACTCTTTAAAGGAAACACAAAAAACAAGTGTGTTATCCTCTCAAGATATTGCCTGGCAAGAGGCAAGAAGACAACGTAAAGTTCGTAGATTAGACTTCGAAATTCGTTGAAAAAACCTGGAAAGTTGGTCGAGTGGTTTATGGCACTGGTCTTGAAAACCAGCGAGGGTCACACCTCCCAGGGTTCGAATCCCTGACTTTCCGTTTAAGATAAGTTACAAATTTAATATTTTCTTCAACACTGTTACGTTGTGAACACATTTGTTGACTTCAAAAGTATGATTACTACAATATAGTAGTAATACGGAGAAAACGAATGGATCAACACACCTATAATAATTGGGTGAAGATCAAGGAGACCTTCGAACAGTCTGGCAACACAGACAATATGTTCTACAAAAGAGCAATAGAAATCGTAAAAACCAGAAGAGACCCTCTGGCAAAATTTCTTGGAGATGAACCGTGATGGAACCTCAAGATGAATTGGTTAGTCGTGCTGAAATTCAGGAGATGATCGATGCAGCAATACGACGACACAACCGTAATGCTTCTATCATTAGTATGTGCGTCGGTTGGGTGGTTCTTGCTTTATTTGCTGAGGGACTTCTAAGACTCGTCGGGGCTATTCCACCCCTACTGCCATGGCTCAAAATCACATTGAACTGATTGGTTGTATTTTATTATTTGTTTTTGGGATCACGATGTTCTATCAGAGCACAATGATCCTGAGAGGACAACATGGTTACAGACATTGTGAAAGAGAACAGAAGAAGTCCGAAGACATGCGTAAAAGAATAGAAGAGTTGCTAAAAGACAAATGAAACCACTCATCCTCATTGCGTGCTTTTTACCACTGGGTATCATCTACATAGTAATGAAACTCTCAGTATGGATTGCAACTATCGAAGCTGAAAGGACCTATGTCAGAGATGATGCCAAACGACCACATGGACCCTATGTGGAAAACCCATATGGAGACGTTGATGAAGAGGACGAGGAGTATGGAAGTAAAACAGATTATCGATGAGGTCCTGTGGAAGTATTACTTTGAAAAGGGAATGGAGGTTCCACAGTGGAGAAGGAACAAGGATCCACAATGGTGGACAGATTACCTGAACGAATTGAACTCTGGAGAATAATGGAACATCTGTTAGGAAAAGCACTTATTATAGTTGCAATACCATTTGTATTAACTACAATTTATTTCGGTTCAAAGAAGGGGCACTACTATGAATCCGAACACTATAAGGGCAATGGCACCGCACACTAGACGAAGGTTTCATTTCGCATCATCAGCATTTTCTAGAATCTTTGGAGTCAATCATGTTTCATCTAGTATGATTGACTTTTGTTATGAATGGGCATTAAAAGACGAAACAGCACCACTCGATTGTTTAAATCACACAGACAGATATTTTAGAGAACTATGGAATCACAATTCTTAATTTTAGGATTCTTCATAGCATTCGGTTTTTTCTTGTTCTTTATGTCTATAATCTAATGGGACACTTCGCAGCAGTAGCACTTAACAACGACTTGTTTTTAGCATTCATTTGTTATATACTTGTGTTTGTGCCCATTATGGGTATCTGGGCAGTCCACAAATACAACTGGCAGCACTGGGCACCGTTTGACAAACACCACGAGAAGTAGTATAATTATTAGGTAAGCAACAACGGGGTGTAGCTCAGTTTGGTAGAGCGCTGCTTTTGGGAAGCAGAAGTCGTAGGTTCGAATCCTGTCACCCCGACTTATAAATATCACAACTATGGATTTTTATTCAGTGGAATACTGGCAAGACAATTGGGACACTCTTCTGGACAGAGTAGAAAATGGTGAGACAATAGGTGTAGAGAATATAATAACAGGCGAGAGAGCAGTAATGATACCAGCGAATGATGAACTCATACGCATATACACAGAACACAACGAAGCATCTTGACAAAGAGTTTCGATTCTCCTAAAATAATTTGGTCTTATGGGAGTATAGCTTAACTGGTAGAGCGGCCTGCTTATAACGGGTGTCTTGTCTGGGTTCAATCCCCAGTATTCCCATTCCACTTTTGTGGATTTTATGCTCGTTTAGCAATCTGGTGAATGCACCGATCTCATAAATCGGCATAGGTGGGATCGTTCCCCACAACGAGCACTAGGACAGAATCAACACTGTCCACCTTGACTTCTCTAAGTCAAACCCCTATAATAACTAGGTAATCAACACAAAACAATGGCACTGACCGCAAAATTCAAGAAAGATGTCCAAACCCTTCGTGGTGCAGCAAACGGTGATTTTTATCTTGATGTAAAGAATCCGAAACTTTACAAAAAGGTTCGTCGGTATTATGAAGGTGAAGGTGTAGTATTCTCTGGAGATCCTTTGGACGACTATGAGATGCTTATGGAATATATCTTTCAGGATCTTGAGTCTATTGAGGTTGCATGATGAAAGTTACACGCAAACCAACTGTTCTTATGGAACGATTTCCTTATCGTTACATACAAGTTGGTACTTTGGAAATCAATGGTAAACCCGATTGTCGTATTCAAAAGGTAGATTCTTATACTGGACGTTATCGTGACATGTATCTTTGTGATAATGAAATGCAGTTGCTAACTGCTATGGAAGATCATGATTATACTTGTTGGTTGGATCCAGATGGTGTTCCTGCTTACGTTAAGGATGATTGATAAATAGAACAGATTTTTAAATAATCATGTCTACAAGAAAAAAAACAACGTCCGAATCGGGTGCTTTCATGTCAAAGTATGATGTTGAAGTTGAATCTAGACTTCAAAAATTAGAAGCACAGACACATACTCCTTGTGGTGGTGGTTCTTCTTCTGAGGTTGAAGAAAGACTTGCTTCTTTAGAATCTAAATTTGAAATTTTAGTTGCTGTTTTAAAGGCAAATCCTAAAAACAATATCGAAAAACTTTCTAAAGGGTTGCTGTAAGTCTCGGATAGACTTAAAACTTGCCCTGGTCGGGAGCAAACCCCTTAGTCACGGAAGGACTATAACAGCACTGGTGGAGTCAATATGACCCTATTATGAGTTTACGTCATCTCTCAAATGCCGTTGGTGCGGATGGGATCTTACTCCCGCCGAGTTTCTTGTTTTCTCGTACTCAAAACAAGTGGCGAGCCTGAGTTACCCTAAGAGGAGTTGCACAAACTCCTCTTTTTTTGTATAATAGATAGTACAGAGATTATTCATTTTCTATGAGTCAATATGTAAAGAAGGCACTTGTGCTTGGTGCTGGTGGTTTTATTGGAAGTCATATGGTAAAGAGACTTCGTTCTGAAGGATATTGGGTTCGTGGTGTAGACCTAAAGTACCCAGAATTTTCTGATACTGAAGCTAATGAGTTTATTATTGGTGATTTGAGAGATGTTTCTTTTGTAGAACGAGTCATTCAATATAAGGGTGATCGTGGAAACTTTTATAAGTTTGTTCCATCTAGGTATCTCCAATCCTTTGATGAAATTTATCAGTTTGCAGCTGATATGGGTGGTGCTGGTTTTGTTTTTACTGGAGAGAACGATGCAGATATCATGCACAACTCTGCTTCAATTAATCTGAATGTTCTTGAGTCTGTAAGAAAGTTCAATGATTTTGTTGGCAAGAATGTAACTAGAGTTTTTTATTCTGGATCTGCTTGCATGTATCCTGAGCATAATCAACTTGATCCAGACAATCCTGATTGTCGTGAAGAGTCCGCATATCCTGCTAATCCAGATTCTGAATATGGTTGGGAAAAACTCTTTTCGGAACGTTTGTATTTTGCTTATCATCGCAACTATGGTATTCCTGTACGTGTTGCTCGATACCACAATATTTTTGGACCAGAAGGGACTTGGACTGGTGGTAGGGAAAAAGCCCCTGCAGCTATTTGTCGTAAAGTAGCAGAACTTTCTGAGGATGGTGGAACAATTGAAGTGTGGGGTGATGGAAAACAGACACGTTCATTCCTTTATGTCGATGAGTGTATTGAAGCAACTCGTCGTATGATGAATTCTAATTTCATTGGACCTGTGAATATTGGTTCTGAGGAAATGGTAACTATCAATCAACTCGTAGATATTACTGCTAAAGTTGCTGATAAAACTGTAGAGAAAAACCACATTGATGGTCCTCTTGGAGTTCGTGGTCGTAATTCAAATAATGATTTGATTCATGACAAGTTGGGATGGACTTATTCAATGTCTCTAGAGGAAGGAATTGCTAGAACTTATGACTGGATTAAAGAGCAATTGCAAAAATGACTATCAGTTTCAATCTTTTGGGACATCATGGTAGACTTGGTAACCAGATGTTCCAGTATGCAACTTTAAAATCTATTGCTGCAAAACATGGGTATGAGTTTACAATCCCTCCAAGTGATTTCAATGATCCTTGGCACGATCATCAACTCTTTGAAGGATTTGAACTTTATTCCCTACCAAAAGAAAATATTAAACATAACCGAACAGATAAGAGAGTGGAGGAAGGACACTTTCATTTCAATCAAGAACTCTATGAAAATTGTCCTGACGATGTAGATCTTTTTGGATACTTTCAAACTGAAAAGTATTTCTCAAACATCAAAGAAGATGTAAAAAAGGATTTTACCTTTAAAGAAAATATTCTGTCAGTTGCTAAAGATTATAGAAGTCAAATTAACAGTGAAGAAGTTATCTCATTACACGTTCGTAGAGGTGACTATGTAAACCAACCTTGGCATGGATGTTGTCCCCTTGAATATTATCAAGAAGCTCTTTCTATGCTTGACTCTAATATTCCTGTTATTATTTTCACTGATGATCCAAAGTGGGCATTGAATCAAAACGTTTTTGGATCAGATAGATTCTATGTCTCTCAAGGAAATAGTAATTTGTTTGATATGTGTCTGATGACTTTATGTGATTATCATATTATTGCAAACTCATCATTCTCTTGGTGGGGAGCGTGGTTATCCAATAGTAAAAAAGTTATTGCACCCAAGAGATGGTTTGGTCCACCACTAAGTGATCAAAACGACACTAAAGATTTGGTTCCTGATAGGTGGATTAAGATATGATTGATTTGAATAACGTAACTTTTATTATTCCATTAAGGATTGATAGTGATGATCGACTTCGTAATATCATCCTATCAACCTCTTTTTTATTGAGTAACTTTGATTGTAAAGTTATTATCAAAGAATCTGATGATATGTCTAAGTTCGATACTTGGGCTAGACCTTTAATTGAATCAATCGTTGATACAAAGAATCTGACTTATATCTTTGAAGAAAATTGTGATGAACACTTCCATCGAACCAGATTGCTGAATGAAATGATTCTGGAAACCACGACTGATATTGTGGTTAACTATGATTCTGATATTATTCTTCCAATTGAATCTTATGTGAAAGCAAAGGAAATGTTGGACTCTAAGAAATATGATGTTGTTTATCCATATAGATTTGGTGAAAAAGGTGAACGTAAAGTAGTCATTGATACCAAAGTCGAAGATGAAAATGATTTGAAATGTCTTCTAAATTTTCCTTTGATCAAAGAGTTTATTTCTAAATTCAGTCCAGAAACCTTTGATAAGTCATATGGATATGCTCAGAATGTGAATGGACTTGGATGGGCTGAGTATGGAATGGTTCAGTTTTTCAATACTCAAGTTTATAAAAATGGGTATTTAGAAAATGAAAACTTCATTGCATATGCTCCAGAAGATGTTGAGAGACATCATAGATGGAATATTTTGGGATACACAATTGGTAGAGTTGATAATCATGCATATCACTTAGAACATAAAAGAACTCAAAACTCTTGGTTCAATAATCCATTTATGCAAAAGAATAATCAACTCTGGGAATATCTAAAGGGGCTTTCTAAAGATCAAATTATAGAGTATTATGAGAACCAAGAGTATGTGAAGGAGAAACTAAAATGACTTGGCATCTAGTAAATTATGCTGACGGAAAATTTAAAGAAGAACAAAAATTCTTAGAGAAAATTCACTCTAAGAATTTTAATATTCTCTCTTATGATAGAGACTGGTTAGTTTCTACTGATTTTTATAAAGATAATCAAAACATTCTTGATGAAAGTCATGGTGGTGGATGGTGGACATGGAAACCATATGTTATTCTTGATGCACTATCTAAAGTTGAAGAGAATGATTATGTGATTTATTGTGATTGTGGAGATATGGTATCCCCAAATATTAAATCATATGTTGAAAGTACTTTGAGTGAAGATGAATTTTGTCTTCTTCTCTTGGGCAATAATAAGAATAAAGATTATACTAAGAGAGATTGTTTTATCCTAATGGGATGTGATGAAGAAGACTATTGGAATTCAAATCAACTAGAAGCAGGTGTTCAAGTTTGGAAAAAAACTGAAGAGTCTATTAACATTATTAGTGATTGGATGAAGTTTTGTTTGGATTCTAGAATCATTAAAAATGATCCAAGCGCACTTGGTGAGGAACTTGCTACATTTAAAGAGCATCGCAACGATCAAAGTGTTCTAACCAATATCGCAATTCGTGAAGGATTGAGTGTAAGTAATAATGAGTTTAGAAATTTTATTGAGTGTGACTATGACTATTGGTATGAACGATATCCTGGTTCTAACTTAGGTAGAGACATTGATAGATTCCTAGTGGAGATCAAGAATGCATAGTATCATTTTAACCATTCATAATAAAGAGTGGTTGGTTCAACAAGTTCTAGATGGTATTGTAAAAAATACTAGAGGAGATTATGAACTCATTATAGTTCTTGATGGATGTACTGATAAATCTTTTAATGTTGTTGAAGACTATTTTTGTGGTAAGAACTGTAATGTAACCATAGCAACAACTCCTGATGTTTATGAAACCAAAGCAAATAATGTTGGATTAAAAAGTGCTAAAGGAGAATATGTAATCATCGTTCAAGATGATATGATCATCAAAGAAGATGGTTGGAATCTTCGAATGCAAAAACCTTTTGATGCGTTTGATGACGTATTTGCAGTGACTTCAAGAACTGCTCATGGATGGGAATTTAATCCCAATACAACTCACTTGGGAATGAAAGAGGATCTTGATAATTGCTGGTGCGATATCTGTATACATACTAATCATGCGGATAGAACAAATATCTCAAGAGATATTTTTGCTGTTCGTGCCTCAGTAAATAGGGGACCTTTGATGATTAATCATGAGGACTTGAAAAAGTTAAACTATCTTGATGAAGAATTTTCTCCACAAGATATGGATGATCATGATTTGATGTATAGAATGCATAAAGAACTTGATAAGGTTTGTGGATGTTATTGGATTGATTTTGAATCAAAGGATGAGTGGGGTGGAACTAGAGTTTCTGGATCTCCTGCTCCATGGTTATTAAAAGCAAATCATAAGAATATGAAAATATTTTATGAACGTCATAAAGATCTTATTAATTTAGAATATCAAAATGAAGACAGGAGGTTAGTTGATGGTTGAGGTTATTAGTCAAGAAAGATGGACAGAAGCACAATCTGGTGAAATCAATCACTATGATTATGGAAATCGAGAGAACTATAAAAATTCTGCATACATAATTCTCAAAGATCATTTCAATATTGATCCAGAAACTGATCTTGTAGGCAAAAAAATTCTAGAGTCTGGTGGTGGTTGTCATCCTGCAATATCATTCTGCAAAGGTTTGAAGAAGGCAGTAAATGTAGAACCACTTTATGATCAATTTCCAGAGGATGTGAGATCTAAAATTTCTAACACTGGTATTGAATCTATATCTGTAGGGTTTGAAGATTATACTGGAAGATCTAAGTTTGATGAAGTGTGGTTCTTTAATGTTCTTCAACACGTTAGAGATCCATTCCTCCAAATTCAAAATGCAAAAAAGATCGCAAATGTTATAAGAGTATTTGAACCTATAGATACTGCAATCAATCAAGAACATCCTCATAGTTTTGACATGCAGTTTTTTAAGGAACAGTTTCCAAATGCTGAAGTTAAAATGTATCATGGAGGTTCTGTTGCAAGATTTCATGGAGCAAATTGTGCATATTTGACGTGGACTAAAAATGATGAAAAAGAAACTAACTAATGTTGATTTAATTTCAATTAACTGTGTAGATCCATATCAATCTGCAGCTGCTATTAATCATTGCCAAAAGTTCTTTGAATTTGGTAAAAGCATTTTAGTTACCCATCAAGACATTGAGGTATATGATATTGAACTTCACTTAATTGACAAATTAGATTGGTATCAGTATAATGATCATGTTTTGAAACTTATTGATCATACTGAAAATGATTATGTAATGTTAATTCAAGATGATGGACATATCGTTAATCCAGATCTTTGGGACGATGATTTTTTAAATTATGATTATATTGGAGCACCATGGCCAGGTGAAGAAAGTTGGATTAGTCTTCAACTAGAAGAACAACAACCATACATTAGGAAAAACTTTCCTAAAAATAGAGTTGGTAATGGTGGATTTTGTTTGAGAAGTAAGAAGTTCCTTGAGTTTTCATCACAGTTTGATTCTTGTAATGGTCTTGGGGAAGATACTTTTCTTTGCACTAGAAAATATGAGGAAGCAATTGAATATGGAATCAAGTTTGCTCCACTTGAACTTGCTGCAAAATTTTCATATGAAAATCCGTGCATAGAGTTTGGGATCCCTTGGAATCAACCAACGTCATTTGATAAATCAAAACATTTTGGATGGCACGGTTCAAATTTTACAAACACAAATGAGTTGATGAGACTGAAGTACCAATGAAAGTATTAGTAACTGGAACAGCTGGTTTGCTTGGGGCAAACTATTCAAGACATCTTCTAGAAAATGGTCACACAGTAATTGGTATTGATAATTTTTCTGGAGGTTATAAAGCTTTTCTTCCTAAAAATGATAATCTAAAATTCTACAAAGTCAATCTTGAGAATAGAAAAAAAGTAAAAGAAGTATTTGAACAAGAAAATCCTGATGTAGTATATCACTTTGCTGCATATGCTGCTGAAGGATTGTCTCCTTTTATACGCAACTACAATTACAGAAATAATGTAATTTGTTCTGCAAATATTATCAATGAGTCTATCAACTTTAATAGCAAGTTGATTTTTACTTCTAGTATGGCAGTTTATGGTGAACAGCAACCACCATTTACCGAAGATTTAAGACCAATGCCAATTGATCCTTATGGTGTTGCCAAGTATTCTGTAGAAGTTGATCTAAAACTTGCTGGAGATCAATTTGGATTGCGTTATAACATTGTTCGTCCTCATAATGTTCTTGGAAAATATCAAAACATTTGGGATAGATATAGAAATGTAATTGGCATCTTTATTCGCAAAGCAATTACTGGACAACCTCTATTGGTCTACGGTGATGGTGAACAAACTAGAGCATTCTCTGATATCAAATATTATATGAAACCTTTTGATAAACTTCTCACCGATTATGATGGTGAGATATTTAACATTGGTGCAGACAAATACTTTACTATCAATGAAGCTGCAGAAACTGTAAGGAAAGTTGCATCCAAATATGGATATGATGCAACTATTGAACACGTCGAATCTAGACATGAAGTTAAACACGCCTATTGCGATCATACTAAAGCAAAAACATTATTGAATTTTGAAGACGGAACTGAACTTGAATCTTTAATTGACAGTATGTTTGAATGGGCAGTTAAACAACCCAACAGAAAAGTGAAAGATATGGAATACGAAGTAACAAAAGACATTTACGATTATTGGAAATGAAACCAATTCAAGTATTCATGAGACATTGTTATTATTCTCCAAACAGTGCTCTACCAAATAGACATAGACCAGAATGGTTTGATAAGATTAAACTCTTTGAAAACTTTAAGAAAACTATCAATCCAGAACTTGCTGATTATACAATTGTATATGATGAAAAGTATGGTCCAATTTCCGATACCTTCTTAAAGGATGAGGAGAATGTTGAGATAATTAATTTTGGTTATGAGTCAGGAAGTTTTTCTCGTACAATTGATATTGCATTAGAGAAAGATTTTTCTGACGATACAATAATTTATTTCTTAGAAGATGATTATTTACATCAACCTGGATGGTGTGAAATTTTAATGGAAGGATTCACACTACCAACACATTACATCTCATTGTACGATCACCTTGATAAGTATATTGATTCTGGTTATGATGGTTTAGTATCAAAGGTGATGGTTAGTGAATCGGTTCATTGGAGAACTGTACCATCTACATGTAATACCTATGCTGCAAGGGTGGGAACACTGAAAGAAGATTATAATATTCACAAACATTATAGTGATGCATCTCCTGATGGTGTATCAATGGATCATGCAAAGTTTGTTCATCTAGGAAATATTGGTAAGAGGTTAATCACATCTATTCCTGGTTATGCAACCCATTGTGACCATCTTCAATCACCAACTATTGATTGGAAGCAATACTTATGAATTGTATAGTATATCTTGTTCGATCTTCTGAAGATGATTTAATTGATTTCAATAAATCATTATCTCTACTTGAAGAAAATTTAATTCCGTTCACTGACAATGTTGACTTGGTAGTTTTTTGTGAAGAATCATTTGAAAAATTTAAGTCAAGAGTAGAAACTAAACTTAATATCAAGTATCAATCAATTGAGTTTGACGTTCCCGATTATCCAGAAGAAATAAAAAATAATATTCCAGAATTCTTTCCACATCCAACTCATGGAAATGGTCCAGTTGCTTGGGGGCATCCTGGTTTTTCCATGGGGTATCGTCACATGTGTAGATTCTTCTCTGGTGAAATTTATAAGTTTGATATTATCAAAGAGTATGATTATTACCTGAGACTAGATACCGATTCCTTTATTCATACTCCACTCAATTATGACATCTTTGAGTGGGCTAAAGAGAATGAATGTTATTATGGATTTATTGCACCAGCAGTTCAACAAGATAATGAAAAAGTTGTTGAAGGATTGTGGGAATTTGTTAACAACATTTATCCAAACAATATTCCTGCCAGATGGATGTTCTATACCAACTTTGAGTTGGGTAAAGTATCTTGGTTCTTGACAAGTGAATACATGAACTTTTATAATTACATTGATAAAAGTGGTGGAATCTATACAAAAAGATGGGGGGATGCTCCCATTAAATTTCTTGGAATTAATTTATTCATGAGTGAACAAAATATTATTCCAGTTAGTGGATTTACTTATCAACATGGAGCAGTTTATACAGTATAATGGATAAAAATAAGTCAACATACAAACTCAAAAACTTTGGTCCCATATACTATATTAATCTTGATGGACAACCAGAAAGAAAAGAGTATATGGAAAACCAGTTTAAGTATTGGGAGATTGAAAACTATACTCGCATCTCTGCATATGATGGTAGAGATGATGATCTAAGTGATATCATTAAAGGTAGGTATCCTGAGATGATGACTTCTGGTGAGATTGGATGTGTAACTTCTCACCTCAAAGCGATCAAACACTGGTATGAAACATCCGATACTCCATATGCAATCATTATGGAAGATGATTGTAGTTTAAATACGGTTAAGTGTTGGAACTTTACTTGGCAAGATGCCATTGGCAGAGTTCCATACGATTGGGATGTAATTCAACTTGCAATTATCTGTACAGGTGATGTTCATGTAAAAATTCATAAAAGATTTGTAAATGAATTTTCTACTGCTTGCTATGTGATCACTCGTCATCATGCAGAAAAAATGATCCGTCTTCATTGTCGTGGAGACAAATATAAACTGGACAATGGTGTAAGACCAAGACCAGTTGCTGATGATTTGCTTTACAATTCTGGTAATACCTATTCGATTCCTTTTCTTCTTTATAGAATTGAATTGGGTTCATCTATTCATCCAGAACATGTTGATGCTTTTCATAAAGGAAACCATCAAGCAATTTCTAATTTCTGGGAAACAACAGGTGCAAGCTTTACGATTGAAAATTTGATGGATTATGATCCTTATCTGGGTCGGGTTTCTGAACCTACTGGTGCAGAAAATCCCCCACCCTCTTGACATTAACCAAAAATTAAGGTAATATAAATAAATGGACGTAACCCAGTGTTACGTTTTACAACAAACGAAAGCCTCAACTACTCGCAGACGTTTTGTTGACCTGACCACGGTAATGTGGTATTCTATTAATGCGATCGGGAAGTCGAATCCGATCCAACATCTGTGGGTAACCATTCCACAAGTAAAAATTACGAGGTATCTAAAATGATCAAATCCGCATTCGCAGCTCTGGCTGCTGCTCCCCTTTTCGCTGGCGCTGCAATGGCAGGTCCTTATGTGAACGTTGAAGCCAACTCTGGTTTCACTGGTAGTGACTACTCTGGCACCACCACCGACTTCCACGTAGGTTACGAAGGTTCGACTGGTGCTCTGGGTTACTATGTCCAAGGTGGTCCTTCCCTGGTCAGCCCTGACGGTGCTGCTTCTGACACCGTATTTTCTGGTAAGGTCGGCGGTTCTGTTGCTGCTACCGAGAACCTGGGTGTCTATGGTGAATTCGCATTCGCTACTGGCGCTAATGGTGCTGATAACGGTTACGGCACCAAGGTTGGTGTGAAGTACAGCTTCTGATAACTTAATCAGATAAAAGTCAGGATCTCCTAACGGGGATCCTTTTTTTGTGTATGGATGAACATTAAAAGAAAGTTAAGTTGCTCTATATACGAAGGTTTTGTCTAAAAATAAGGTTAACCAATCTTTAACGACAAAATCTAAAGACTCTGTTAAAATAAACAAGTCTTCAACAGACAACAAACACTAGAAAAGGAAATTACTCATGAAAGCAATCGCTCTTGCCGCCCTGGCAATTCCTATGGTGACGGCACCTGCCCTTGCTGGTCCCTACGTTATGACCAAATCGGAAGCAAAGTTCACCGACGACAACTATAAAGGTGCAGTCAACCAGGCACGTCTTGGTTACGACTGGAAAGTTGGTGCTCTGAAACCTTATGTTGAACTGGGTGCCGGTGCTAACACCCCTGATGGTGGCACTACTAAGGGTTTCACTGCTGCTGAACTTGGCAGTGCTATCAAACTGAGCAGCAATCTCTCTGCTAAGGCAAAGATTGAAGCAATCAGTTACAGCACCAAGACCGACTGGAAGGCTGAACTCAGCACCAAGTATCGTTTCTGATAAAGAAGAAAGGAGATAACAATGAAAAAAGTTCTTGCTACTCTCGCTGCTGTCGCCGCTGGCGGCACTTTAGTTGCTTGTGGTTCAGCACCTGAATCTGCATCTACTTTTACTCCCGAAACCCTAACCGCAGCAGGTGCTACCTTCCCAGCACCTCTGTATCAACGCTGGTTCCAAGATTATGCAACATCAGGAAAACATAAAGTATCGTATCAAGCAGTTGGTAGTGGTGCTGGTGTTCGCCAGTTTACTGCTGGGACTGTTGACTTCGGTGCTAGTGATGGTGCGGTAAAGGACTCTAAGATCCCCGCATCTGGTTTGGTTCACATTCCTATGACTGGTGGTGCCATTGTGCCCGCATATAATAATCCTGGATGTGATGCCAAGATGACCCAGACACAACTTGCCGATGTCTTCCTGGGTAAGATCACCAACTGGTCTACATTCGGTTGTACTGATAAGGGTATCAAAGTTGTGTATCGTTCTGATGGTTCTGGAACTACCAAAGGTTTCACTAACTCCCTCTCTGCCTTCTCTCCTGAGTGGAAAGAAAAGGTTGGTAGTAACAAGGCAGTATCTTGGCCCACTGGTGTTGGTGCCAAAGGTAACTCTGGTGTCGCAGCACAAATCAAACAGATGGATGGAGCCATTGGTTACCTGAACTATGGTTATGTTACTGGTGGTAAGTTCCAACAAGTTGCCCTAGAAAACAAGGATGGTAACTATGTCACTGCTTCTGCTGAAACATCTGCGGCAGGTCTTTCTAAGATTGTCCTTGACGATAAGTTGCGTGGTGCTGATGCTAACCCCTCAGGTGAAAATGCTTATCCTATCGTCTCCCTGACTTGGATTCTTGCTTATCCTGAGTCTCCTAAGAATGGAGCAGTGAAGGACACTCTTCGTTATATGTTGAGTGAAGAAGCACAAAGCAAGTCTGATAGTCTTGGTTATGTTCCTCTTCCAGAGGACCTGAGACAGAAAGCACTTGCTGCAGTAGACACTCTGCGTTGAGTATCATACTGAACAATTTGTCGGGAAACCGTAACAGAGGGGCTTGACCCCTCTTTATTTTTGCTATATAATTCTGTAACAGTTCTTAACAAACTATTATGACGGTAACAACTAATGAATATGGGCAACAGAATATGTTTGCCAAAGAACCCGTAATGTACTATGAAAACTATGGGATGCTGACTCCTAATATGGTAAAGGAGCGTACCAATGGTCGTTGGGCAATGATGGGTATTGTTGCAGGGTTCCTTTCCTATGCCCTGACTGGAAACCTTTACTTTGGTATCTTCTAAGACTTGACAATGACTTCACTTTTGTTTACAATGACATCCGTTGCCTTCTTTGTATTGCTGGCAGCATCTGTAGAAAAACTTTGTGAAACTTACTAATGGCTACTTTTAACGTCACTCTTCAATCCCCCGATGGCACTGAAACTACCATTGAGTGTCCTGATGACCAGTACATTCTTGAAGCAGCAGAAGAAGCAGGTGTTGACCTCCCTTCTTCGTGCAAAGCAGGCGCTTGTAGTGCTTGTGCAGGGAAACTCATCTCTGGCACCGTAGATAACGAGGAGCAATCGTTCCTTGATGATGATCAACTCGCTGATGGTTGGGTGCTCACTTGTGTTGCATATCCCACCAGTGACTGTGTGATCCTGACTGAGCAAGAAGAGAATCTGTGAATCACAATCATGAACCTATGCCAAACTGGATAATTTGGGCAGGTGTAGGTTTAATGATATTTACAGTTATTATTTTTGTTGTATTCACCCTTAGTATGATTTTCTTTCCATGAGTGCCAATATGCTTGGGCAACTTGCGGTTGCTCTCCAAAAAATAGGATGGGATCCAAATGATGAACTTCGTGTAAAGATTGGTGGTGTTGCTAATAGTGGTATTCACCAAACTGAAGGTGCTAATCCCAAATGGGCAAAACCATATGGAACTGTTAGTTACCAGAATGATGCATTTATTGTTATTGAAAATGTGACTAGGAACCCCGTTGTTCCTTCACAACCAAACCCCGAACTTAAACAAAAACACCCTTATCAAGGAGAAAAACAATGAACGAAAAAGCAGAACGTATTAATGGTTGGGCAGCAATGATCGGTATTGTTGCCGCAATGGGCAGTTATGCTGCTACTGGCCAGATTATTCCTGGTATCTGGTGATGTTATTGTTGGCAATCATGATGCTGGGGATGTGGATTCTCATCAGTTCCCTTGGCAATAATGATGTTGACGATGATGATGACTTTGGCGGGGGTATGATGGTCCCCGCATATAATCCAACTAACTAATATGATAGAAGTAAAAATGCGTAAAGAACAGTATCAAGTCCCCCAAGTAGAGTTTGTATTCCGTGAGAATGGAGAGTTTGTTACTAAACCTTCCCTGGATTTCTTCACTGGTAAGCGGGTGGTTATTTTTAGTCTACCTGGTGCATTTACTCCTACTTGCAGTGCTTATCAACTCCCTGGATTTGAAGAGCGATATGAAGAGTTTGTTCAACTTGGTATCGATGCTATTTACTGCATCTCTGTTAATGATGGTTTTGTGATGAATGCCTGGGCAAAAGACCAAGGAATTGAAAAGGTTACTTTGATTCCTGATGGTAATGCTCACTTCACCCGTTCTATGGGTCAATTAGTTCTCAAGTCCAATCTTGGATTTGGTGAGCGTTCCTGGCGTTATGCTGCTGTGGTTGATAACGGTATCATTGAGAAACTGTTTGAAGAACCTGGCAGGTGTGATAATGCTGCTGACGATCCCTATGGAGAAACCACTCCTGAAGCAGTCCTGGAATATGTGAAGACTGCAACACGGGAACCCGTTACTGCTTGACATTACACTTAAAACTTGATATGATTTGTAAGGAGGCTTAACTGCCTCCTTTTTGCTAAATATGCAAGTGCCGTAGGGAGTGCGATTTCCATAACGGATGTAGAATTGTTTAAATTTAATGTTTAATAAATTATTTGCTCCACTTCTGTTAACCATTCCTGTCGCTGCTTGTGCTTATCCGTCAATCAGTGAGATCGCAGCACCTCCACAAATTGTTTCTGTTGATGTAAAAGTTGATCATGGAAAGGCAGTTCCTATCGAGGTTGTAGAAAAAGAATGGAAGTGTCCTGGATGCAATAAGAACGAGCAGTATGTTCTTAAAGAACTTCAGGACAAGACTAAGATTTCTGATCGCAATGCCCTTGCTACAATTATGGGTAATATCAAAGCAGAATCTGGATTCCGTCCTAATGTTTGTGAAGGTGGTGCTATTGTTCCTTACGAAAAATGTCTCCGTGGTGGTTATGGTTTGATTCAATGGACCACCACTGCCAGATATAATGGTCTTGGTAAGTTCTGTAAAAAGTATTCTTGTGATCCATCTTCTCTTGAAGGACAAACTCGTTATATGATTAATGAGTCTCAATTCCAAAAAATTCTTCCAGAGTTTGAAGGACATGGACAACCAATTCGTCAATATATGGTTGGTGCTTATTACTGGTTGGGGTGGGGAATCAAAGGTTATCGTGAGCAATACGCACATAATTACGCTAAAAAAATAATCTGGTCATGATTAAAAAATTTATTAACAAAATCAAAAAAGTTTTTATTCCTAGAAGTGAATTTGAGGAAGAAACTACTCTTCAAAAAGTAAATATCACTCCTCAAGTTCAATCTACTTACCTTGGTGTTCCTGCTCCAGTAGTGTCTCCTGATGATCCTTGGTTTGGTTCTGCTCCAAAGACTGAAAAGGCAATGGAGTATGTTAAGAATGAACTTCATCGTAAACTTGCAGAACCCAAATTAAAAGAACCTGAAAACATTCATCAACTGATGTATGAACGTGCTTCTAAATATTGGGGAACATGGAAGGAAGAACTTCCTGGTGGTTCTGAAAACTTCCATGAAAATAATGGTTGGAACTCTGGAACAGGATTGGGGCAGTTTAAATGAACGAAGACTGGAGGTACAGTGATGATAGAATGAAAGTGCGAACAGAAGCACTTAAAATTCTTCTTGCTAAATTTGGACATCGTTTAGAAGGTGGTACTCCTAAATATTCCAGTCAATCCATTTATGAGTGTGCTCATGACTGGGTTTCTCAAGGCAATGCTACTACATTCGGCATTGTAAAATATTACGAGGCATACTATGCAAAAAGTAATTAACGCAATCGCTCTTCTTTCTGGTTTAACTTCTTTAGCATTGATTGGTGGAAGTACTTATGTTCTTCTCAACAAAGATGCACTGATTGAATCTGCTAAGGAGCAAGCTGTCAAAGCAGCAACAGATGCAGTTGCTGGAGCACTTCCTGGTATGATTCAGGGTGCTATGCCAAAAATGCCATCAGCAACTGGTGGTGCTATTCCCTCTATTCCTGGACTATGAAAAAATTTGCTTTGTCTATGCTAGCAGCAATGTCTTTTGTGGCACCTGCTTTTGCCGAACCAAAACTTAAAAAAGGATTCTATAGTATGGATGCTATGGGTTGCATGATTACACGAGAATGCACCAAAGATGTCCGACGAATCAAGAGTATCAACGATATTCGTAAAGAGTTTCCTAATTCTAATTTTGATCTTGTTGCTGACGAGTTTGACTCGATGCTGGTATCCCTTGATAAGATCGGAGTTATGGTTTTTCTAGGGAATGAGAAGTATTTCCCCCCTGGTCATCGTGGTGTTTATCACACAGTATCAAATAACTTTTATCTGAATGATGCCTTTGTGCATCGCCCTCATGTTCTTATGACTGTCATGCGTCATGAAGGATGGCACTCTGCACAAGATTGTATGGCAGGAACTATCAAGAATAGTTTGATTGCTCTCATCTATCCAGAGGAAAAGGTTCCACAAGTATGGCGTGATATTGTAGAGAAAACCTATCCAAAGTCTGCTGTTCCTTTTGAAGCAGAAGCAAAGTGGGCAGGTATGACTCAAGGTATGACTGCCAAAGCACTTGATGCTTGCACCACTGGTAAGATGTGGGAGATTTATGAACCCACACCACTGACTGAAAAATGGCTGCGTGAAGAGGGATTTATTAATTGATGACTGTACCATTTTTTGTTGAAGAACCTCACACTTGGAAGAAAGTAGAAGTTCCTTATGATATTGTTCAGTATTGTGATTCTTTCACGATAGATGCAGACCGAGAAGACTTACGTTATATCGACTGTGTGTGGATGCATATGGGTTATTATGGCGTCCCTAAAGATGTTATGAAAGCAGTACGAGATGAGTGGAATCCTCCAGTAAAACCAATTTTTGATTAAAATGAAACTTACAAACGAACAAACAGAACTTCTTATTGATGCTGTATGGAAACGTCAGCATCATTTTATTGCTGGTGATAGACGATATAAAGAGTATGGAGAACTTTTGGAAATCTTAGAAGGGACACTTCCATATAAGTATGTAAGGGATGAATTTAAATAAATAATATCACCCAAATTTTTTGGGAAACCAGCCAAGAAAAATTCTGTGAATACTTCTTGTTTTGTTATGGTAAATTTTTTGTTGGAAAGCATTTAAAGGTATGACACATTTAACAAGAGATGTGTTAATCAAAACCATCGTTGCCACTGAGATGCAAACAAACGATGGTGAAGATTACACAAAACAGTTAAAAGAAACAAAACACAAGTGGGAACACGCATCAAGTGAAGACCTTTGTAAAAAATATAATCAAATAACAGATACAAATATCACAGTTGACTACCTTAATCCATAAATAACAGTGCATTATTCTGCACTAAATGTCTGAAGAAGTAAAAGAACCTCTGAAAGAGGAAGAGAAAAAGAAAGGTTTATTTGGTAAAATAAAAGCAGCTGCCGATGATCACGAAGGTCAGTTGGAAGCAATCAGCACTATGGTTCGCCTTGGCATTCTTGTTTGGTCTGGTGGTATTTTAACCCTTGCTTATATTAAACTGCCACCTGCTTTTGGTATTCCTGAACAGAAACTTGATCCTACTTTTATTGCTTCTGTCTTTACAGGAGTTCTTGCTACCTTCGGTGTCCAGACAGCAAAGAAGTCTGGTGATGGAACGATGAAGATGGGTGGTGCTGGTGGTGGCATCACTAAGGCAGATCTAGAGAAACTGATTGCTGCTGCTGCACAAACAGCACCTGCTCAAACCATTCGTATTGAACAAGCACCTATTCAGATTGCAACTGCTCCTAAGAAAGACGGCGAACCACCTGTAATGCCTACGGTATAGAACAATGATGCTACTTACTTTGTTTATTGTTGGACACATGGAAATTGGTAATGGAATGTGTAGAACTGACTTAATGCTTCAGGGTGATCAAATTACTATGGAATATCCTTGTGAGTATTATTCTGAATTGAAAGATTTAGATAAACAATTAAAGGAATGGTAAAATGAAACCAAACAATGTGCCACCGAAGTCGCCATTTAAGTGGGCTGCTATTGGAGTAGGTACTTTGTTTGGTATCGCACATCTGGGGATGGTTGGACACTTAATCAACCGTCCCATTTTTCCTAATCTGCCTGTTGGTAATTACACTTCTTATACAGTTGAGTATGGTAGAGATGGGTATAGAATCAAATACAATTCTAATGATCCTAAGGTGATGACTAAGGATAGGATTGTTAATAAAAAGAATGGTTTCTTTGGTATTGGTGGAAAAACTAATATCATTCAACAAGAACAATACACCATGGACGGAGCAACGCATCTCCAGGGTGGTGAATCGGGAAAGTTGACTGCCCAACAAGTCGAGTGTATCAAGGCGGAAGGTGGTGGAGAAAATGCAGGTAGAATGGTTGGAGCTAGTGCTGGTGCTGCTGTTGCCCCATGGTTTAGTAGCATTCCTTATATTGGTTGGTTGGCTGCAGGATGGGTAGCAATGTTTGCTCAGGATAAAGGAGCAGATATTGGTGGTGATGTTGCTACAATGGTGAAGGACTGTGAGTGATGGAGCACAAGTTTAAGTATTATTGGGGTGGAGAAGAAAACTGGTATACTAAGAGTAAAAGGTGGGCAAACGAACAAAAGTTCCCCATCAATCATCTTGCTCTAGGTTTTATTGAGTGGTTATGGACTATGTGGGTTCAAGGTAAAGTTGATATGGAAATGACTGACGTAGATAAACAAGTTAATGAGATCATAAAAACTTGGGAAGAAGAAGAGACGCAAGAACCAATAAGAGAAATTAAGAAGTCTGATATCGAGGGTCTTGATGATATTCGTATCATTGCTCCTTGGTCAGATGCCAATGATTGGAATGATACTTCTATAAATCATAGGAAGTGGAGATGAACATTGATGCTTACAATTCTAAATTATGTTGCTGCCTTTTGGTCTACTGTAGTTATTCCTTGTGCTACTGTTCCTGCTAACTGGGAGCATTGCTCTCGTATAGATAAGTGGTTAATACCAGACTTAACTAGTGCATGGGAACTTAAGACTGGAAAAGTTGTTCCTTATCAAATGGAAAAGGAGTACTTAAATGGAATTAATTCTGAGACCCCATGAAAATTTAACTGATCCAGTATGGTCTGTTATTATTCTTCTTTGTTGTGGATTAGCATTTACACTATATTGTGTCGTATATATATTGAGACTATCTTTTAAGGAACTAGAAGACGATGGCCAAGTCCGCGAACAAGGGCAAGAAGGGTCAATCGAAGCAGAATCAAGGGAACGCGACTGCTAAGAAAGCAAAAAACGGTGGTAAGAAGAAATAGTATATGCCACGCGAATGGAATACTTCTTTTAGGGAACCCTGGAACCCTATCATAAAGAAGTGCTTAGATGGGGTCGATCTCCATAATAAGTTGTATCTTGAAAGTCAAGATACCTTTCATCTGAACCAGGCAGATTTATTAAGGCTATATGTTTCAAGACTAAAAGATTGGATACATAAGACAGAACCTGAAGGATTTCATAGGGAAGAATGTAATGAAGTGGTGGAAAGAGTATTGGAGTGAAGAAAATATTAACAAGATTCATAAGGCACAACCTTGGATTATTGGTATGAATCTTGTAATTTCTACTCTTACTTTGTATAAAATTTTTGTATACCCACACGAAGTTTTTACCTGTGGTCTAAATACCTACAATCCATCACAAATTATTTGCATTAAGGAGTAAAGTATGGGAGCAATGACACCACCAAGCAGGAAGAGCTGCTACAATTTTAGAGTAATCGAGATCAATAGAGTTCTTGATGGAGATACAATTGATGTCACGATTGACTTGGGTTTTGACTTATATAAAAAAGAGAGAGTTAGAGTGGCAGGAGTTGACACTCCAGAAAAACGAACTAAAGATGATGAAGAGAAGGCACTGGGATACGATGCCACCAACTGGCTTAAGGACAAGCTTGAAGGTGCTATCTCTGGTGACGATGATCTCATTATTAGGACTGAGCTTGTTGGCGGTATGGGTAAGTATGGGCGTCTTCTCGGGTGGTTATACATCGGAGACGCAGAACTCTCCCTCAATGAGCAAATGATTACAGAAGGCTACGCCTGGGCATATGATGGTGGAACTAAACAGAAAGATTTTGAGGAACTTCGTGAGATTCGTCGTGCTCATGGCACTCTTGTAGAATGAGCACACTTTTTGTATTTTTATTTGCGATTCTATTAATCTCAGGAATGGAATCTACTTGGCCAATAAAAAATAGGAAATTTTAACCAATGACAACAACTAGAAGAAAAAAGAAAGATGATGGAAAGAGTGAGTTCTTTCTATATGTCGCATTTCATTCTGTGTTTACTGCGATAATAAATTTGTTTAACGATGGAGATTCCTAATATTACTTCTAGAGATATTAATATTCATGGAATTCAAATACCTCAAGTAGTAACATCTTCAGAAAACTACATACAAACACCACTAGCACCTCCTGTAGTGGTAAATATTGGTGTGCCTATCGTTGACGTACCAGGATGCGTAGAAGCTCATGAGTCGAATTCAAAGTCAAAAACAGTTGGAGGGGATGACCCCAAAGGATTGGTTACTTACTGTGATGGTAATCTCCCCAGTTTTAATCCTCCTACTTATGAACCTGAACAAACACCTCAACAGGTAAATCAGACTCGTCCTGCTGGGATTCCAAAAACAGAAACGCCAGAGCCAGAGAAACCTAAACCTCCTGGACAAGTGGAGATACCACCAGCAGCACCACCTGCTACTGCTAAGATTGATTGTCCTACAGCAGCACAGAACGCCAGGGAACCTGTAGGAACATATGTAGAGGGTTTCCGAAAGAAGGTTACTGAATATAAACTCATAGGTAATGAGTGTGTTCAGATAACAGAAGCAGTCCCACTACCTCAACAGATAGTAGCAGGACTGCCTAGTAGTGGTCAGGTTATTCAGGTTGGTGGAGTTGCTGTCATTGCCACTGCATCAGCACTTATGGCAAAACCGCTGGCAGATATCCTACTAAAGGTTATCAAACCAACGGTCAAGAAAGTAATGAAAAAGATTGCTAAACTTAGGGGGAAGTCAGTTCCCGTACTGTCCACTGCCGAGCGTAGAAACGAGCAAAGAGACCGAAACCGTGCTATAATGGCATTGAGACAAACGCTCAAACCCTAATGAGTATCCCACATTTCAAATCCCAACATGATTGGGAAGCATTTACCCAAATCTTTGATCAACAATGGCATTGCAAGAAAGCACTGCTAGATCGTGTCAAGGATGATATGTTCCCTGGATACAAGTGGGTATCACTGCCACCTTCATCTATTGAAGTTATCAATGACATCGTAACAAATCTCCTATATGATGTAGATCGTAAGTTCAAAGAGACGCACCAGGACTATAAGACTGAAGATGATGACATCTTCATTCCCTATCGCTCATTCAAGGAGAATGTAGCAGAAGCACTCAAAGAAGCAATGCCATGTGCTCTCGAAAAACACAACCAGGAAGTTCTTGCTAAACTTATTAACGAGTCGTCTGTAGTGGACCCCCAAGATCCTCAGCCTTCTGAGACACAGGAGCAGGAATAGTATGATAGTGTGGGTGAGTATGTCCTGGAGGATTATTCACAACCACATCAGCACATACCTTATAATAAGGTGATTTGGGGTGGAATTGAATTCCTTGCTTCATCAATTCACCACAATTCTTGAGTCTAGCGATCTCAAAATCTAATCTTTTATTAGCAGTTTGCTGTTGCATCAGTGCGATGTTAGCAGCAGCTGCTTCTTTACATTGATCTTGTAGTTTCTTATCTAATGGTTTGCTCCATGTCATAGAGAACCCCAAACCTAGGTTGTAGTTATCTTTTTGTCCAGTCCTTACAGGAACACGATATAAAATATCACCAGGATTATCAGGTGCTCCATCTTCATCCATGTCTCTCATATCATAGACAGGATCCATATAATACGGTTCATATGGTTTGGTAGCAGAAGCACTACCAGTCACATATGGAGTGATATTCATAGTTGGTCCCTGACACTGGATCCCAGCCCCATAGGTGTTTGTAATGTAGGGTCCTTGTAAAACTTGGATTGCCTGATTTGTAACAGAGCCTGAAGAATTAGCAACGGGAGCAGCTGTAGCACTAACACCCCCGATTTCAGCGTATGCTTGAATTGGGAAAACACAGTTAAGTCCTATTGCGAGAAGATAGAGGTAGTGTCGGTTATGCTTTGAACTTCTGTGGTTCTTTGAATTATTGTTTGATTGCTTAAACCAGGACCTTTGTAAGTTTCTGTGAATTGAAACGCTGCTCCTGGATCTGTCTGTGTAAAGTTTGGTCTTGTATTGATTCCTGTCCATGTTGAAGTCACGCCGTCTATAGTTACATTGTTAGCACCTGTTCCTGGTTGTAAAGAACCTGATGCTGTAATTCCACTCCCTGTCACAGAGTATTGATACCCTGTGTTATAATCCATCGAGTTGATGGTCTCTGTAATTTTTTGTGTCGTCTCAGTGTGGCTAGTCATCGATCCCTGTGTGAAGTTAGGGACTACTGGGACCGCCATAGCAGGAGATCCCAGTAAGAATGCCACGAAAAGTAATCTCTTCATGGTTATCTATACAAGTTATCTAATGGTGATTTCAGAAACGAATTGTCCTGTTGCCGAGGTGCCAGCACCACCAGCAGTCAATGACATAACCCCAGCAGAATCGATAGTACCAGCGAGAGTGCCAGCCACCCCACCAGCAGTTGTGGTGACACTTCCAAACGCAGGGAGGGATGGAGCCACACCTGAAGTAATGGTTGTGTTGCTTGGGATTGCGTCACCTTGGTTGAAGGTTTCTGTGAAGGAAAACGCACTACCAGCAGTTGTCTGGGTATATGTTCCAGCATTCATGGTCGCCGCAGCAGTTGCCGAAACAGGAGCAGTAAGACCACCAAGAGTAGCAGAGACATTAGAACCACTCACAGAATATGATGAACCTAGACGAGTTGCCTGAGAGGCAGCAGCATCAACAGTTAGTTGAACACTAGTTGAATGTTTAGTAATAAGATCGGCATTAGCTGGTGCCGCCATCAGTAACATACCAAAAAACAATGCTGCTTTTTTCATTTTTCGGGATTTGAACACTGCAATTATTTAGGGATGTGAGTCTTGACAGGGCAGGAAAACCGTAGTATGATAAATAGGTAAACAAATGTTACGGAAATCAAGATTTTCTTAACATTGTTAGAACCTCTGCCGTTTGACCGAGACTAGGCAGAGTTACCAATCCGTCTCTCATATCCTTACCTGAGGGTGGTAAGGAAATAAGTACCTCCACCATTTCCCTGATGG